ACACGCCCGTCGATGTGCGCGGCCCAGTAGCCAAATCCCGCCGCTTGAACCGCTAGGCCGACTATCAGCGCAATCGGCACTCTCTTGTCCAAATGCCACCCGCCTTGATTGCCTGTGTCGGTCATTCACCACCCTCCACAACGCGCACCAGCCCCGCCGCCGCTGCCATTGCCTCGATCTGCATTCTCGATCATGGGTCTTTGCTCACTCATCTGGTTAGGCTCCTGGGTGTTATCTTGCTTCTTTCAGTAGCGCCAGCTTGCTCGCTCTTGGCGGCGCTGGTCGCATTGCCGCGACAAACTCCGACTGGACGCCGGGCCAGGTGTCATCCAGCAGCTTCAGGAAATTTTGGCGGGTGTCGCGGGTTGTCATTTATGCAACCCTCACGATTATACCGTTTTCAACCGTTACGGTATCACCATCGCCATTTGTAAACGCACCGGACCACGGCACAGACGCAGCAAGGGCAAGGGAAGGAACGCGGACGTTTTCAGTCCCGTTGAATACGAACAGCTCTGCGGTATCACTCGCCCAATGAAGTTCCCCCTCTGTCGCAAGTGCCTTTGTCGCGGCTGCGTTTATGTTAGCCTTTAGGCCCGTTTTAGGTCTGATAATAACCGGATGGTTATTTAGGCTCTTCATGTGAGGCTACCAGTCCCGATGCACGGGCTTGCAGGGCGAAGGCGGAAGTCACCATTTAGCGCGTCAACAAAGAGGGGGTCTGTTGTGATGACGCCCGCCTCGCTGCCGGTATAATCGACGTTAAATAGGCATGAAGTCTTAGTATTTAACTGCAAGTCTTTGTCAGGAGAGTTTTGGATGTATTCATATCCGTTCTGTGCATAGACCTGACGAAGCCCGTTTGGGTAGTAAACGATGCAGTTTTTTACATTCATAATTGCGCTAGTCGTGTTGTTATCGGCCCGTAGAGTAAATATAAAATCAGGCACATCCGTGTTGGCTGGCGCGGTCCCGTCGCCGTAAATCAAGCAGTTGTTGAAGTCCATTTGGTAGCTACCGTCACCCCTAATAGCAAAGAGGCCACAGGCATCGCCGTTGGAGCTACTACCAACGATGTTTTCAAAAATGCACCTGTTTACCGACGTGCCGTTGCCGTTGCAAATAAATCCAACACGAGCAGCGGCGGAGCTATCCGACCGGCTTGTGATGCAATCTGCAAATTTACAATCGTTTATCTGCCCGTCATAGCCGTTAAATGTACCTCTGTTTATTGAGTCCACATTAGTTTTTATTATTGTTAAATCGGATATTGTCGCCCCAGATTCGCTTCTGAACCTAGAAAACAGGTTTCCGTCAAAATCTATTGTCGTGCCCAGCCTGCTGCCACTGGCAGATTTTATAGTCCTGTTATTCATAGATATGTTATCAAAACCTTGCGTCTGAATGGTGGTTCCGGCACCCACAAGTATGGTGTCCGATGATCCAGAATTGTTAATAGCGTGCTCTAGGTTAAGCCAAGGGCTTGCCTCACTCCCATCGTTGTCGTCATCGCCATCCGGTGCAATGTAAAACGTCGCCATTAGAATGACCCTCCGTCGATAACCAGCGGCGCGGAATAAGCGCCCATGTCAATTTTCATGTTTTGAATGACGGGAACCCCGTTAATGTCTGTTGCATCGCTGTTTCCCGTAATGAGCGAAAGCACCCAAGGTGAAAAGTCGGTAAACTCTATGTCGGGGACGGCCTCCGCAGCGTCCGTCTGGATGTTGACGCCCGTTAGAACAGTCTGCCACGCGCCATCGAGATAGACCTGAGTAAGGTTGCGGCCCAGTGACGCTGCGAACACCACGCGAACCCCGCCGAGACGTTCGTCCGCATTGCTCCCGATGGACACGTTGCTCAAGCGCTTGTCTGTGATGTAGTCCACGCCGTAGCCCGCAAGGTTGCTGTCCTGCTCTACGCCTATGTCAACAGCGCCGGAACGTGGCATCATCAAGGCGCTGGATTCCTGCCAGCCGCCGTCATATGCAAGCATCCGCTGCACGTCCGTAGCGTATGCAAGCGCGCCCTGCTGTGGCGTGGTGGCTAGGATGTTCTCTCGCGTGTCTACTGTGACGCTAGAGCCGCCCTCGCCTTCCTTTGCCATTGCCTGATACGTTCCGATTGTCTTTGCAACAGCTAGGCGGTCTTCATCGGTTATAACATAAATCTGCCCGATCAAAAGACCATCAGCGGTGGCCAACGTATTTAGGTCAGCGCGGGTTCCGCGTTTGTGCTGAACGTCTGGCATTTAGAATGTCCCGCAGTCTACCGCACCAACGGCAAGCGTGACAAAAGCGTCTCCGGCGTCCTTACTCCAAGCCATTGAAGTATTCATGCGAAAGATGCCGTCCGTGCCGTCCGTGCCCCAGATGAATCCTGCCGTGCCGCCTTGAACAACAGCCACAAGCTCATCTGTTGAACCGGCTGGAATGTTCAGCGCAGTTTTGAAAGCGTCGAACGTGATCTTTTTTTCCTTCAGACCCGTTGCACTGGCATCATGCATGATTAGCAAGTCAGCTGCACCTGCAACCGCACCAATCGCGCTTAAAGCATCAATGGCAGGAACCACAGGTACCATTGTTGTGGCGTCTGTCGGGAAGTGCGCTGTCTGGCGATCCGTTGTGAAGAAAAGTTCACCAGCTTTCAGCGCCGATGAAGGTAGGTTGGAGAAGAGTCCGCGTTTCTGCTGAACTGATGGCATTGGGACAGTCCTTTACGATCTAGTTAAAAGTTCCGAGGTCTAACTCGCCGTTTACAAAAAGGCCCGCTGAGCTTGTTGTTAAAAGATTACCCGCCTGAGGGTCGATGGTAAGTGAAGATGTGCCATCCGCGCCCGGCGGCCCCTGAATACCCACAACGACCGTCCTTGGTGCGGCAGGTAACGAAACGACAACCTGCGTCGGCGCGGCAGGTGACGAAACGACCGCCCTTGGTGCGGCAGGTAACGAAACGACAACCTGCGTCGGCGCGGCAGGTGACGAAACGACAATTTGCGTCGGCGCGGCCTGCTGGACTACGACGGCGGGCATCGCGTGACCTCCTTGCTCAACATCACAAGACCCTCAAGCCAACGGGCGGCGCTGGTCGCGCTTGTCACAAATTCCAGATCATAAACGCCATCCGTCAAGATCGTGGCCGTTTCCGTTGCGTTTAACGTCATCGTCACAACGCCATTGGTGCCGCCGAATGTCAACCGCCCGTTGGCAGTGGTCAAGTCTATAATCACCGCTGAGTCGGCCTTTGCCTGGCGAATTTGCATACGTCCGGTCAGCCCCGTCAGATTGACAGGATCGCCGCCAGCAGTTTGCAGGAATGTAAAGACCTGATTAAAATCAGACCCCTGATAGATCGTCAAATCAACGCGCGCAGGAATAACGGTCATTTGCCAACCTTCTTTCCCTTGCGCTTTTTCATGTATGCCATTCATTCCCCCAATTCCATTGGCTCATTCACCACCCTCCACAACGCGCACCAGCCCCGCCGCCGCTGTTGCGCGCACCTTAGCACGTTTTGCCGTCATATCCACACCCCGCATTTCCACCTCGGCCAGCAGGGCCACGGCGTCGGTCACGTCAGACTGGAACGCCCGCTCACAATGGCCGGGGTTGCACTGCCAGAAGAATACCGCGTCGATAATGCGTTCTCCCTTGCGGCGTTGCCGGTGCATCCGCGCGCTCACGCTCTCGTTCGGCCCGGTTTCTTTCAGGTCGCGCGCCGTCATCACGTTGATAAGTTGCGACAGGGCCGATCCGATCATTTCCACTCGTTGCATCATGCCCGCACCTGCGCCGCCGCGCGGAATAGCGCGTCCATCTGATCGTCGGCGTAGCCGAGCAAGTGCCCGAAGAAGGCGATATTTTGGCTGGTGCGAACCCAATCGGCGGCGTTGTCTATGATGACGCGCTCGCCCCAAGTCGTATCCGCGTGGTCCCGATAGGCCAGCACCTTGGCCCACTCTTTTTCGCCAAGTGTGAGGATGCCCTGAAGTGGCGATATCGGCGGGATGGACGCGCGCAATTCGGCTGCTGGTCTCGGCGCGGGCGGCTTGAAAACTTTGCCATCAACCACCCATCCGGGGCCAGCCTCGCCCGCCTGCGGCCAGCCCTTTGCGAAGTCTGGCCAATGGTTCGGGCTGACCTCGATGACGTTGACGACAACGCCGTCTTCGACTTGCGCTATCCTCATATCCACACCCTGCATTCGCCGCGCGC